CATATATTGATGTTTACCATAAGTGGTTGGAGTTTAAGGCTCAAACAAAAATATATGATGGATTGACTAGTTGGGTACCAACTAAAGTTCCATATATTACCAATGCAACTATATGGTCGTTGTTACAAGGTTCTCAATATTCAAGTACAACTACTGACCCTAATTTTGATTTTGCTGTTGGCGCTCCTAGAGTATGTTATAAACTTACTAAAAAAGGACGTTATGCTTATAAAGTACTTAAACAGTTAGGTTATGATTTTGAAACACAATTTAATCAACAAACTGATTATGAAATGAATGGATTGCCACTTTTGGCATTTGGAAAAATTATATGTGATTATTATTTCAATCCAATGTGGTATGATTATAATTCAGATGTTGAAACTGTTATTGGCTTTATTAGTTCAACTAATACAAATAATGATACAGCTAATAGAATTAGTTTAAAAGTATTGGAATCTATTATTAAATTAGGTTTAGCGATTACGTATGAAAAAGATATCTTTACTACCGCTTGGACTAATCCAAATGGTTCAATAGTTAATAGTTCCATTCAACCTACTATTACTGCTAAAGTTAACGATAATAGTATTACAGGTGGTGCAGACCAAGTAAGAAATGATGTTTATAATACAGCTGTATTAAACAATAGTAGTAATAATAATTTAAAAGGAATTACTAAATTAGGATTATCGTTGCTTGCCGGATTCCAGAATTTCTTGTCTCGACATCAGATAGCCGGCTCCCGTTATGTTGATAGAATTTTAGCTGAATATGGTATTAATGTTAATAATTCATATTCTCATAGAACAAGTAAAATTGACGAAGTTACTAGTATTGTTACAATTCAGCCAGTATTCAATCAATCTGATACATTAACCGGAGATTATGCGGGTTATGGACAAAGTGCATCTGATCAGAAAGATAATATTATAAATATTGATGTTCCTGATATTGATGGTATTGTCATTGCAATTGATACTTTAATCCCAGAAGTCTACTATGGTTATGGATTGGATATGAATAATATGCATGTTAATAGGTTTGATTTTTATACTCCTGAATTTGATGCTCTTGGTACACAAGCAATTCCTCAAATTTGTATTCGTGCTATTCATGATGTAAACTATAATGCTGGAAATTCTCAATTCACTTTGCCATTTGGATTTACACCACGATATAGTGAATATAAACAAAAAACAAACAAAGTTAGCGGAGATTTCATTAATCCTAGTGTAAATTTGGATATTGATGGATATACTACTGTTAGAAAATTTAAATTAGACGATTGGACTGATGCAAATAATAAAACATTATTTGTACAGTCTCCAGAGTTTAATGATACATATGATAGTGAACAATATACTAGGATATTTTATACTAATACGGCTAAAACTGATTATGTGAAGTCAGTATTTGCTTATGATGTTTTGCTTAAAACTCCAATGAAACAGATATTTGATTATTATGAATTCAATGACGGAAGTGGTCAAGAATTCAATATGTCAATTAATGGAGAAGTTGAGCAATAACGTTTCACTTTAAGTTTCTATCAACTTCGTAATTAATGTTTAACTAATGTGTGGGTGCATGAACCCACACATTATAAAATTAAAAGTATGAATCCAGCGATTATAGCTGCTTTAATTGGTGTTGGAAGTACTATTATGCAGCAAATAGGAAATAAAGTCAATGCTGATAAACAAAATCAATATAATGAGGATATGTATAACAAGTATTCTAATCCAGTTGCCAGAGCTGATCAGTTGCGAGCTGCTGGTATGAGTGATGCCGGAATTGGTCAAGCATTAGCCGGATTTAATGGAGCAGGTACGACAATACAAGCATCTCAAATTGGAAACCCTGATATTACAGGTGCTTTAAGTGGATTAGGACAATTATTAAATGATTCTAAACGTGTAGAAAATGAAACTAATTTGAAAGATTTGCAGTTGCAAGTTATGAATATGAATATTAATGAAATAAGAAATAATATTCGAAATAATAATAAGCGATTGGATGAGGAAATTAAAACTAATCAGCTTACACGAAATAATTTGCGTGAAGATTTTTGGATGAAAAAGCAAATGAATGATAAATTACTGGATATGACTGATATTCAATTGAGGAATGCTAAAATGCTATTAGCTACTCAAGGAATTGAGTTATTAAAAGCCCGTTATAGTTTGGATGAATCCAAGTATCAAGCACATTTGGCTAAATTCAAAGATGAATGGTTAAAAAAGGTTAAAATGCCTTATGACGATTTCTTTGGATCTGATAATATTGGTCAAGTAATTGCTGAGGCGTTAAAATTGCTTGCCGGTCAATCTTTAACTGATGATGATATGTTTAATGAATATAAAGTTGATGAAGGATGGCCTGAAGTAAATGTATATGGTAGAGATTATCAATCTGAGTAACACATAGCCCGCTTACTAGAGCGGGCTATATTTACTTGTATCCGTTAATGACAATTGACACCATTGTTAAAAATGGTGTTCATTCCTGAAAGGAAAAAAAATGTGCAAATAATAAATTTATTACATTTTTTATTATGTGTTTGAATCCTTTAAAAATTATTAATAAAAGTAAAAGATTATATTATAAAAATAATATAAAGTTAATAAATTATGTACCTTGTGGTAAATGTGCTGAGTGTAAAATACAGTATACTAATGATATAATGATTAGGACATATTATGAATGTTTATCTGCAAATTATGTTGTATTTGATACATTGACGTATAATGAAAAAAATGTGCCTAAATTAAATAAAATACTGAAAAATGATTATCATATAGATATATATGATGAATATGATTATAATGTATTATATTATATTGATGTTCAAAAATTTTTAAAAAGATTAAGAAAAAATATAAAAATTAAGTGTTCATATTTAATAGCTGGAGAATATGGATCTGAAAATAATAGACCACATTATCATCTATTATTATTTGTTAAAGATGATACACCTGTTGAAAAAATTAAAGATTTTATATATCAAAATTGGCATAATGGTTTTACTGATGGTTCAGGTATGACACTCAGTGATTATATTGATAAACGTGTATTTAGTAAATTTAAAGCCAGATATAATGCTATTGCCTATGTTTGTAAATATATGAATAAAATAGGATATTTTGATAATATATTATATAATTATATATATAAAAAGTATAAAGTAAGTTGTGAAAATAATAATAACATTTTTGATAATAAAAGTGTTCAATGTATATATAAAAATTTTAAACAATTTGTTAAATGGTCTCATAATTATGGAAATGAAAAATTCGATATAGATGAATATGAAATAAATGGTTATATCCAAGTTGATACTGAATGGAAACATAATAAATATACTTTACCTTTATATTATTTAAGAAAATATTATAAAAATAGAGTAAATGAAAATTATATAGATAATCAAAGAAAAATGAATTATGATAAGTTGATATTAAATAAGAAGAAATTACAGATATTATCAAAGTTTATTGATATTATAAATAATTCTAAAGATGAATATATTAAAAGTATAAGTAGAAAAGTATTAAAAAATTTAGTTGAATATAAATTATGTAAACAGTATAGAATTAAAAATAATGATTATATTTATTCTGAGGAATATTTAAATGTTGATGAAAATATTATAGATTGTAAAAATGATAAGATAACGTTTGAACAATTTATTAAAAAATATATGATAACTGTCCCAGAATATGATTTTATGTTGGATAAGATTATGTTGGAAAACAATAAACAAAGAAAATTAATAAAAGAAAGTAAAATAAATATATTAAATATAAAAAATAATTATATTCGTGAAACGTGCTAAATAGTTGTAAACATTTATGTTTTCAACATTTATCAGTAGAATATAACAACGTAGTTGAAAAAAAATTAAAAAAAGCCTTGATATGAATAATTATATGTTATATATTTGCAGCGTATTTAATGTAAAATAATATACATTAAGTAACATAAATTATTGTAAATCAATTTAATAAACAATTAAATTTAATATTATGTATTATTTAATAGTGACACGTGCCGGTGTAAAAGCTAAAGTTTCTAAAAAAACATTCAAAACATTTTCATGTAATCCAAATACAAGGGTTCATGACATAAAACGAACTAAAGAAATATATCATTATAACAATGATGGTAATATTGTTAATATTGAAAAACATGACATTATAATAGGTAAAGTTTGTAATTTATATGAATAATATATTATGTCAAATTATGTATCTTATTCAATAAGTTATAGAGATAAAGAATTCAATCCTCAAGAAATAAACAATTTATCTCATGATAGCGCCAAAAAACAAACTAAAATGTTATTAGAATACGGAGTTGTTTGGCTCGAGGTATATAAAGTCACACATAATTACGAAAAAATTTATAATTATGAGAATTACAAAAACAGACCTGATTCAATCACTGAAATTATACGTAATAGAAAAGATTTGGAAAGAAGTACGATTTCAAGCAAAATTAAGGAACAGATTTTGTCATTATGGTGAATTAACTCAAAAAATTACATATCATGCATTACAATCACCAATTAAGAGCATCACCACAATAGCATGTGATGAATTCATTGTTGTAACAATAAGTTATGACAACGGAAAGATTAAAAACTTCACCTTAACATTATATAAAGATGAAGATTACCACAATTATTTAATTCAAAAAATATTTAAAAATCATTAAATTCAATAAAATGGAAAAAGAAAATACAAAAATAGTTAATTTTAACGACATGATTAAAGACATCGAACAGGATGTAGATAAGCAAATCGTATCCGACAAAGAATTTGCAGAAGAAAACTTAAACGAAAAAATGAAAATCAGAAGCGGTATTATGTCACGCATTTGGAAATCAGTAACAATCGGACTACTTAAAAAGTTCAAAATTAAAATTACATTGTATTACAACAATAAAGTTGTATTTGAATATGAAATTCCTAAAGATTAAGTATTATGAATAGAGAAGTAAGTCGAATTGATACAATCAATTCAATTAAAGATTTTGAGAGTATTATTCCAGGTGATATGTTTGAAACTGGAGTAGTAGAAATATTGAATAAAAATAACGAACCGGAATTAGTTAATTCTAAAGTTAAAATTGATCTGAAAGAATCAATTACTAAATACAAGGTATCTGATTTTAGTATTGAATATCTTAGATTGACTGGTCAATTAGATAAGCTGAAAGAATGTAGACTAAATGGATTTGCTCAATTTAATATGTCTGATATTGTAAACAATGTAAATAGTATTATTAGAAACAATCAAATTGTTAATGAAGAAAATCATAGTGAAGAACAACCTAAAGAAGAATAATTATGAATAAAAACGTTAAAATTAAAAGTGCTGCACAAAGAATAAATTCGTTTGATTTATCCCATAATCATATTACTACTGAAAAATTCTATGAACCCAATGTAGTATTTGTGCATCCTGTCATTGCTGGAAGTCAAATGACTATTAGGGTTGGTACATTCAGAAGAATTGACCCAATGCCTCTTCCACCATTAACTAAAATTAAATGTAATACAAAATTCTATTATGTTCCATATATTGATGTTTACCATAAGTGGTTGGAGTTTAAGGCTCAAACAAAAATATATGATGGATTGACTAGTTGGGTACCAACTAAAGTTCCATATATTACCAATGCAACTATATGGTCGTTGTTACA